TAGCGTTTGGGGCAGCTGCAGGATCAAGTAGGCTATGATTTTTACTAACAGGTCTAGCTTGGTTTAAAAGGCTCACTGCATTTGTAGCGTGTTTTGCGAGATTTATTGCATGATCTGGCAAATATTTACCTAAATGACCACCAATATTGATTAGTCCCTCTGGATTTTCTTGTAGCTCTTTAAGCTTTTCATCTAAAGAATGTTTCTCTTTTTCTGAAGGATGATCTGAATGAGCCAAAACATCTTCTTTTCCAAAGACCTTTTCAGCCGCATCATTCATACGAGAGTTGTGCTTTTCTAGGTGTTCCGCATAATCTAATGCATTCTGGTAACCTTCAGGATCTTGCAAGTCATGTTCTGGAACAGACTTAAGGGGACTGATATGACCAAACCCCTTTTTGTGATCTAAAATGTGGCTGAGGCCGTGACGTGCCATAAGATGTTCTGGGCCGCCTTCAGGATCTTTGAGCATTTCTTGTACTTCGTGGTGATGCCCCTGAAAGTGATTAGCGAGTCTTTCCTCATCACTTGGGGGGGCTAATTCTGGTAAAGCTGTTAGTGAGTCTTCTGCTAAAATATCGGGCTGTGTTAAGTGTTCCATTTCACCATCCATCTACCATTTGATAAAGGCCAATCCATACACCGAAAAAGTTCATTATAATTAACATACTAAAAGCAAAAACATAACCTTGCTGTGCTCTTCGCAACTCTATTGTGGGGAATTTTTTATTAAAATGACGAATAAACAAAAGCATTGAAATAACAGTAACAACCCCAGCAATTGCTATACAAAATTCCATATCATTAATATGAAACATGCTTAAAAACTTACCAAGTAATCCTGGAGCGCAATAAATAACAATATTTGATTTAATAAACTTTGATAACATACGTCCCTCCGTTCCAACCTTCATATACTCTATCGGAGTGCTAGCAAAATACTTTAGCATAATATGTTATCATTTCGCATTATAATTTTTAGGTAATAAGCCCCTGCCTTTTAATAGAGGGAAGTCGCCATAAATAGATCTAATAGCGCTCTCAGCAATAGCCCTATTTTCTCTTAAAGTGCTTTCTTTATCGCCATATTTAGGAGCCAATGGTTCAAGGTTAATACCTGTTTGAGTAGGGCTACCGTCTCCCAGAACACGTCCTATATCGCTTTTTAAAGCGCCCGTAGCAGAGGAATATCCCCTAACATCTGGGTCTCTCATACCATGCAACAAAGATTCTTTAACTAAATTCCCGCCAGCTACTCCCCCACCAATTAAACCCCCGGTTAAAGGTAAGCTAAATCCACCTGAACCTACGGCGGCAAGACCAGCTGCTGCTGCCCCTAAGCCAGCCCCTGCAGCAGGAGCATATTGAATCAGATTAGATTTAAGATTTCTGTGTTTAACAGCCAAATCATAATTATGTCGAAACAAGTTTAGTTGAGATTGTAAAATACTATATTTTCTGGCTTCAGCAGCAAGCTCTGGTTGGTCATGAGCGAGAGCCGCAATTTTTTGCATATCAAGTTCTGGCTCAGGTTTGTCTTTCCAATTAACAGCTTTTAAATAAGACGGGTTATCCAATTCCTCTTTAAGTTTTTTCAAGTTTTCAGGTTTTTCAATATCCGCTTTTGACATTCCTAAGTTTGTAGCGGCCATTGCTATTTTATTTGGTGCATAAGGGTCTTCTTTTGCAGCTTGTGGCTCTTCTTGTTTTTCAATAGGGGCTGCAGGAGCTTGTGGTGCACCTTGAGCAGGAGGAGCATATTGATTTACAGCTCCAGGTCCATAGCCACCAGCGTTTGGTTTGTTACCCATATTAGGGCCACCCAGGTTAAGCAGTTTCTGAGTTTCTGTAGCCAAAGGCAAAATACCTTTTTCTAAAGCATTTTGACGATTGTTATTCATTATTACTTGAGCAGCATATGGAGCGTTTGCTGCATTTTGTGCAGCCATTGCACGTTTAGTTAAACCTTCAACAGCGGCTTGCATATGAAGTCTTGCTGCTGCATCACCGGCGGTAGAACTATTGTATTGTTCATTGTACGAATTTAAAAGTGTGTTCCGTACACCATGTTCTTCTTTTTGTTTAGCTAAATCATTATTGATTGCATTTTGAATTGCTTGTGACGCCATTTCAGGATGGCCAGAAATTCCAGCTCCCGCACCACCTAGCGCCATCCCAATTGCAGACAAAATTTTCATAGGAGTAGAACGGTCATGCCATAGTTTTGTGTCGTATGGATTATCTTTGTACCACTGAACAGTTTCTTCGTATTTGTGATGCAAATCATTTCTAAACTGTTCTTGTTGATCAAGATGTTGATTCATTCCTTGTGTGGCCTGACCAACGCCCTGAGCAATCTCTTGTTCTGCCTGTTGTTGAGCAGGAACCTGAGCAGCTAAATTTTTATTAATTTCTTCTGTAGCTTGTCCGTATTGAGCAGGAATATTTTTGTTTGTATCAATTTTGGGTACTGGAGGAGGAGCGGCTTGTGCGACTTGAACAGGTTGATTTGAAGAATGAGCACTAACCAATTTATGAGTTGCATCTATGAGTTTTGATAAATCATTTGCCTCATTGTTAATTGCTGGAGCAACAGCTGCTGCGGCAGCAGGTGCGGGGACCTCTACGGCTTCTGGAGGAGGAGGGGCCATTTCTTGTGGCTGAACCATCTCACCTTCTGCATAATTTCTCATCGGCACATAATATTCACACCCAGGCTCATGCTGCATAGCTTTTTGGCAGAAATGAGCCATCCCACCTTTAGCAAAGTGTCCAGCTTCTCCACCTGCTGCGCCATAACATCTGCAATTAGGATGAGATTTCCCATAACTTTTACAAGCAGGATTTATGCATGGTAAATATTGTCCACTTTCATCAACTCCGTGTACTACAGATTCAGAAACTAGCGGACTTCCCGGCTCAGTAAATCCCCCACCTTTAGCTTTATGAATTGGCATTTTTTCTAACTCATGCATCATCTCTGGGGAAAGTTTTGCGTGGATGATTGTGATTTGATGCCCATGTTCTGGATGTTCCAAAACACTTTTTGCTTCATCCATTGCTACTTTTTTAAATTTACTGATATTTAGACCAGCCATTATTTTTTCCTTCTATGTTTACCTTTAAGTACGTCTTCCCATAGTCTCCCTGCATGATATTCAGGAGCAGATTTTTGAAGAGTGTGTTGAATAAATTCCGCACCTTCTTTTACTGGATTTGGACCCATACTTATTTCTTTTGGAATTACAATTTCATGAGCAGTGAGCATTGCGGGGATAGTGTCATTCTTTAATGAATTCCCTGCTACTTTTGGCATTTCGTGTTCGTTTTTAGGAGCAATAAATCCACCAGTTCTGTAATCAGATACGCCGGTGTCCACTGAAGGCATGGGAACTTGTCCACCTTGTCTATACCCCTGAACAAATGTGGGGGAGAAAGGAAGTAACTCTCCGCCTTTTGCTAAACCTTTTAATTTTGGGTTAAGGGCTTTTAGTTCAGCAATGACTTTTGCGTGTTTTGAAAATGCTTTATGTTTTCCAGCGGCATTAATATCAGAGTTTCTTAAACCTTGACCCGCTTCTGATTCACCAGCCCATGATTTTTCTGTTTTGTTTTTAGGATGTGAAACACCCATATCAGACTTATGAACACCTTTAACTTGTCCACCTTCAAAAAGACCTTTTAGATGTGGGTTAAGCTTTTTAAGCTCCATAAGTTTACGTTGATGTTCGTTTTTAATTTCATAGCCCATATCTTCTGTTCTGTTTTTGGTATACTCGTCAGGCTCTTCAATTTTTTCGTGACGCTTGCGTTCAGTCCATTCTTGAGTTTTGTAACCAACGTCTGACACGCCCTTATCATGTTTATCTGTAGAAAGATGAACGCCCTTATCATGAACATGCCCACCTTTTGATTTGTAAACAGGAGCGGCCACGGCACCAGCTTCTTGTCCACTTAAAGCTTTTTTTACTTTGGTGAAAAAATCATCATCTGGATGATACTGATTGTTTTGTTGATTAGCACCAAAAGCGTTTTGCATTCCTTGAGCTACGGTTTGTCCGCCTTCATCATAATGAGCCATCCCACCTTTGGCTGCCATGGGGACATTCATTTGATCATTGCCGGCCCACTGATTTCCGCCTTGTACTCCTTGAACAGGAGCAATTGCATTTGATGCACCCTTCATAGGATCTTTGGGTTTTGGTTTTCCGCCATTTACAAAGTTAAATCCAAAAGCTGCAGAAAATGGATCAGAAGGAGCTTGTCCATAGCCTGCAAAAGGCGCCACTTTTCCACCTTCATCATAATGACCTATTTGGCCACCATGAGCAAAGCCACCGAGAAGTCCCATTCCAGCATTTGCAATACCACCGATCATTTGCTGATTGGCTTGTGCGTTTTGTCCGGCAATTTTTGATCCAATTTCGTTTTGAGCAGTTCTAGCTCCAGCAATATTGGCATTTTGGTTATTTAAGCCACTAACGTTTGTTCCATAGAATTGATTAGCTGCGCCAGCTTGTGTCCCATAGATGTTGCCCATGTTGTTAAGTGCATTTAAAGATTGGTTGGCTTGCAGGGTAGCGCCTTGACCGACGGCTTGTTGTTGTGTGTTTGCACCTTGTTGAGCCGCTTGCCTAGCTAATAAACCAGAGTTTGCACTCGCTCCACGCTGACCAGCCATCAGAGCGGCTTGGTTGGCTACGTTGGCTCCAGTTGTTTGAGCGAGCATAGCCTGAGCAGGATTAGGGCCTTGTCCGAGGGCTACGTTTTGAAGTTGATTAGCTGTGTTGGTTAGTCCGGTATCTGCACGCTCATAAGCGTTATAACCAGTTTGAAGCCCTGGCTGAAAGTTATTTACTGTGGCTTGTGTTCCCGGGGCATAGGCAGACTGTGGATTGTATTGATTTTGTGCTCCACCAAAAATGCTACCAAACATTCCCCCTAGATCAAAGTGGGCTTTCCCTTGGATGATCTGTGGGCCGCCTTGTTTAGCTAAATGCTCTGCAAATGTCATTTTTTTCTTATTTTTTGCCATAAATCTCCATAACCCTCTGTAATTGTCCAATATTCCTTTAGCTAAAATTCTGACTAGCTGGGTTAGTTCTGTAACCTTTCTTCACTCCAATAACTACATTGAGTCCAGAAAGAGTTAAGCCTTGTCCAGCAGCTTGACCTAAGGAAGCATCGTAAATTTCATCTATTATTATTTGAATCGATTCACATTTTTGTTTTTCAAAAAAGATTCTGCCTTTTTCAGCATTACTATTTCCACCATATGGACTCACTCCTCCATAAGGAGAATCAACGCCATAAAACTGATTGAAATTATCTGGGGTAAATTGAGCAGCCTGTACAGGACTAGAATTATAATCATAAGCAAGCTGTACGTTTAGTTTGTGTGGGCTAAAGTATGTTCCAAGCAAATACATAAAGTATGCTCTTTGAAACCCTTGTAATCCGGCGGCTGCAATCCATGATGTTGTGAAGCTTTGTAGTACTGGGCTTGAACCATCCAGATATGTTCCGGGTGCTTCTTGGTACACCTGGCCAAATTTATTAATATAGGTATGCAGCCCTTGATAAAGAGTTGAGCTAATAGCAGGAACATTTACGAATGTGCCCCATTGATTGAAAAAATAGTCGTACATTAATGTTATACCAGAACTCAAAGTAAATCTAACTTGAGTTGTGCCTGGAACGTTAACTGCACTTTGGACCGTAGCTCCAGTGGTGTAATCTTCTACCGCGGCTCCAATATAAGAAGCGCTTAAGCTTCTATCCAACAACCAAATGCCTTTGTCAGATTGAAACATGAGGCCGTTTTGCATAAATACGATGGAGTTTTGATTTGTACAACCAACCGTTGAAGTAATAAATATTGGTTGAGAGTACTGGCTATTAGCTCCTGTGTTGTCAGGTCCTGAACCATTAATAAAGTACATGCAATTTTCTTTGAAAATTATAATCTTATCGTCCATTGGAGCGAGACAATGATTGATCCCTGTAGAGCCTTGAGCTGAAATTGTGGGAGCAATATATACGGTGAAAAGATCAGACATTTCCACAGGAGTATTTTCAATAACCTGTTTTGAGTACCAAAGTAAGTTAGGATCTTCTTCATCAATTCCCCAGAGTCTTGAATCAAACAAAGTCACAACACTAAACGCAGGAGCTGCCGTATTTTCCACTACCCCACCAGTCGTATAAATAAGACTGTTACCTAAAATAGATGTGTCTGCGTTTGTATCCACAAAAGATACTGAATCAGTAGTTGTGCTATTTAGGATTGGGCTAAAAAGTGACGTTGTTTGATAGTAATTTTGTTGAGCTGTGGACCAACGGTAACCCACGATACGAACAGGGTTTGCTGTTTTATAAGTGAGTCTTAAAGTAGGAATATTAATTGTAGCAGAACAAGTTTGAATTGTTTGTAATGTGTCTCCACCAGGACCAGCTGCAGAGTTACCTGCTGTAGGTAAACTTAAAGTTAAAACCAACCCATTGATTGCAGTAATATAAGTTCCTGCCTGAATGTTCCCGCCAGTTGTGGTGTCAGTAATTACTTGGCCTACTTTTAAACCTGTAACAGATGAAACAGTTATTGTTGATGCTCCAGAGGAGAAAACACTCGTAAATGTAATTGGAGTAGGGGTCAGGCTACTCAAATCAACAACGGTAGGAATAGATGGAGCAGATCTTTGAACATTCCCTTGGTTATCGGTCCACTCATAAGTCCACTGGTAGTAATAAACTTGTGGAAGCATTGCCCCACCAGTTGAACTGCCAGTTCCTTCTACATTGTCAGGCCAAACAAAAAAGTTATTTTCGACTGGTGAATAGCCGTCATATCCCCACAAAAAGCCACCAGTTAAATTTAGGTTTTGTCCAATTTCTGCAGAGACAGTTTGATTTATACCTAGCTCGAAATTAATTAGGTTTATACCAGTCTGAGAGTATATTCCTGTTGAGTTTGCAACACCTTGAGTTTTGTTTACTGCTGTTACCAGATCTTTAATTAAGTAAGCAACAGAACCTTGTGTTCCATACACACTTACAGAAGGGAGACCTGTTGTTAAATATCCCCCACCGTTTGAATAAGCAAAGCGAGAAATTATTTTGCCAGAGCCATTAATTAAAAAATAAGTGGGTTGATATGCAGAGCTGTAAGTGACAAGCAAATAATATTCATTGTTAATAGTAAATGGTTTTGATGCAATTCCTACGGACCGAAGTAAAACAGACGGCGTTCCGACTGTACCGCTCTGGGTGCATGTGACCACAGAAGTGTAGTGAGTAGGAATAGAAGAATCATAAGTATAATTGTTAGATCTTTCATAATACGCTGTTAACACCGATGAAGAAGCTATTGTTGCAAGATTTGTAATTACTTGTCCCGTAATTATTTGAGTAGGAGCAAGTATTGTTGCAAGGATCTGATTGAATGCTGCTGTAAATCCATTATTAGAAACGCTATCCCAAAAAGTTACATAGATAACAGGGGTCCCGCTAGATTCGTCTGCAGTAACACTGATTAGGTTGGCAGCATGGGCAGACAAAACAACGGTCCCCCCTTGCGTTAATACTGAGCTAAGAGATGTAACCCTAATTGCCCCGCCTACGTCTGTTGCATTGTATGCAATGTATAACGTATTGTTTGCGACAAATCCATCAAATGCCAAAGTAGAAAATGGTTTAAGTAAAGTTGAAATGTCTGTTACTGCTGTGACAACAGTAGGTGTCTGAACATTTATGGCTATATATTGAAGATGATCAGTAGCTGTTACTAATGAACCAAACAAAATAATAAAATAGTTTCCTAGATAAAATACTCTAGGTGCAAACTTTACTGTTCCATTTGATGGTATGACAGTTGGCTGAACAATGTTTTGCCCTGTTGTGCTATCAGCAATCGCATATTTATAAACAAGGGTGTTAACTCCTGCTACTGGAATGTTGTCTGTATAAACTGTGCAAATAAAACCGTTTGATGAGATTACAGAATCACATTGAGATTGATTTGTTCCAGATCTTATCAATGGCAGGGTGTTTAAGGAGACTGGCTGAAGATCCCCTTTAACAACCCATGACATTGACCCGTCTGCTAGGGCAGCAAGCTGAGTTCCCGTTGCAGTTAAATTGCCGTTAAATGTTGTCGTAAAATTATATGAGTCATCGGGCAAGGATGGCAATGCCCCATAACCATTTCTTTTTGTTAAGCGAGAGCCTTTAGTAAATACAGAATTTTGCAGTCTTAAAAATTGCCCGATAGGAACTTGATATGGGTCTGTTTTCGTGTTCAGACCTTGAGCAAAGTTGATGTTGATCGGCTGCTTTACTAGTGGTGGCATTTATAACTCGTATGCGTATAGTTTGTAATATTGTAGGTAGCCTGTTCCAGACCCAGCAATTTGCATTTGCAATTTGTAGGTATAAGTTCCTGCCGCTTGTGCGTCCGCACATAAAATAGCTGGAGCAGGGATAATGATTGAGTCCGGCAATCCAGAATTGTTTGGTTTATACAACAAGTACCTATAAGTAAGAGTTCCATTTATAAGAACTGCAATTTCACTACTTGCAGTAACAGCTGTAGAGTTCATTTGCCAATAAGATTGATTTGTAGAACCATCGTTCATCAAACCCAATATTACAGGGCCGCCCTTTGTAGTAATTGTCACAGTAAGATTTGTGATATCCACAAACGCACCGGAACTTGAAGAAAAGTTTCCACAAGATGAACTGTATTGAGTTCCTGTATAAGGAGCAAGATTGCTGAACGCGACTGTCTGAGAAGCAATCATAGAACCAGTAATTCCAGCCGTTGTTGAAATATTTGATGCCATGTTGCCAGAGTTATCAACCGTCAAGAAAGATGTGTTACCAGGCAATGATCCTGGCAAGGTGTATGTAAAGTTAGAACTGAGTCCTGCTGGTGGAGTAATTGTAATTCCATTTGATCCAGCCGTGATGTTTCTAAGGATGATTGATCCCATATCCATGTTGGCCGCTGTACTTGCTGCTGATTGCCAAACAAATGTTTGAGATCCGCCAACGTATGTAGCAGAAGCAGGAGATGTTAAGCCTGAAATAGAACCAGGTGAACCAGCAACGCCACCGCTCTGAGTGATACGAACCTGATTACCAGAACCGTCGTTATAATAAAGATCCACTCCAGACTCATACAAACAACCTAAGTTCGGAGCAGAGCCTGAGATTGGAGCTAAGAGTGGAGTGAATCTAACTGAATTAAGTGCAATTGCGTTATTTGAATTAAAAGATAAATCTGAGTTTATGTTCAAACCGTTTGGAGTGATTTGAACTCCAGAACTTGATGCGTGATTGTGTGCATCTATAATTGTGAGAGAGCTATTTAGGTTTGTTGCCCAGTCAGGACCTGGATCAACTCCTACTGTTGGTAGAATCAAATTCATGTTTGGTGAGATAGTTGTATTTGCCATTAGCTTACCCTTATAAATGCGTTTACGTATGCCACACCAAATGGTGCAACAATTGTTGGAACTGTGTTTTGTCCTGTTAACCCTGAATAACTTGTGTTAACGCAGCTCTGTCCGTTACATAATAACCAGTTTGATCCTGCTACTGATTGAAACTCTGTCACTGTGAGAGCGGCTAGTTTAATTTCCCCTACTATTGTTTCTTTCAGCATGGAATCTTGTAGGTTTGAAATATCAGAACTTAAACTGCTAAAAACTTTGTTAGTGTTTTGTTGAAGCTGAACAATATTCTTATCTCCTGTTTGAATGACAGGGATTTGAACTGCTCCAGCCATTACCAGCCCCCACGGAATGGATTATTTGGCCCCATTCCCCACGGACTACTTCTAGTATCGCTAATTGTATCAGCCTGACCCACATCACGATTAGCAGCAGAAGCTTCAATTCTAGCAATGAGCGCTTGTTTTTGAATCATGAGATGTTCAATGGGACTTTCTTCTTTTTGCAGACACTTAATAGCTGCATCAACAATCACATACTCAATCCAGCCCGACACACCTTCAGCAATATCAGTATCGACAATCAGATTTTTAAGTCTTGGTGTGTACAAGATTCTAAATGGCTGATTAGAAGATGGTGGGGGAATGATTTGAAGATTGTTTCCTAGAATGTGGTATTGGCAATTAAATACGCCGTAAATAGTAGAAGCAGAATTAGGATAAACGTATTTATTGCGGTCAATTTCGTTAAACCTTTTTACTGTTACCCATGCGTTATTAGCACTTTGAAGCCCTAGATCTAATCCTACCAGTCTGTAGAAGGGTGCTGCTACAAAAGGTTGATTGGCTTGGTCGGTAAATGTGAGCTTTCCATCTGGAAGTGGATACAGATATTGATTGGCTGCAGAAGTAAAACCAGCAAAAGGAGCAATGTTATAGCTTGGATCTTGATTGATCATTAGATCATAAAGCTCATACATGCTTTGATTGATGTTGGAATTCCACTCAGCCGTGGTCAAAAAGTTAGAATTGACCCTATCTGCTCTTTGTTGTGCATGGAGTCTAATCTCACCTAAAGACATTTGGCCCGATATACAGGGAACAATTGAAACTGCTTCGCTATAAGGACTTGTTCCTGTAGGTGGGTTTGAAATGTTGGTGTTAACGGCAGCTACTTGATACCAGTACTGAGTGCCGGTTGATCCAAAGGATGGCGTTACTACTGTTGTGTCCACATAGTTGTTAACTACTGAAGTAGCAAGGTTTGAATAATTTACACCATCTAGTGATCTTTGGATTTGATAATAGGAAGCCCCTGCAGAACCGGTCCAAGATAGTGATACCTGGCCGTTTCCTTGAAAAGCTTCTAGATTCTGAACAACACTTGGAATTGCCATTAGTGGTCCTTAAAAAAGGGGGCCAAAGCCCCCATATTATTAGATACCGTCAACAGTTACAGAGCTGTTGTCTAACAAGAAGCTCAACTTAATAACTGAACCTGCATTTGGCGCAGTGGCTGTACTGTTCAATAAGAATTTAACAATTGCATATCCACCGCCATAAGCAGCTACCTGGCTATTGGCTAAAGTAAGAGAAGGATCTCCGACAATTTCAATATGATCAATTCCAGATGTTCCAACAGCTTTTACTGTAGCAGAACCACCGATAGTTGCAGAAGCAATAGCTACAAAGCTTTGTCCAACTGCAGCAGTAAATCCAGCAGGTAAACCAGCAGCAAGCCATTGAGCGGCAGTTGCAGTTCCAAGAGCTGTAATTACATAAGGTGTCCCAGCAACAACGGCTGTTAAATCAGAACCGGTAACAGGAGCAATCGCTCTCATTCCCATTCCTAAAAACACATTGTAGTTGTCTTTTAATTGGACCACAGCATAACCAGCTGCGGGATTTGGGTTTCCAGCAGCAGGAGTAGCTGAGGTGTTCATAAATACGTTTTGCACATAGCCGTTTGATTTAAGGTTTGTAACTCCATAACCAGCAGAGTCAGCAGCAGCTACTACAAAAGACAGGTCAATTTGCACAGGCATAACTATATTTTTGTAGTATTTGCCTACGTTAGGGAACGCACGGTTTGACATATGATTTCCTTTATCACGGACGAATTACACTCACCGTAGAACGTCCGTATCTCTACAGGGCAGTACACACCGAGAAGCTCAGTGTCTCGTAACTGTCCAGCTTTCCTAAAAAAACAGAGGGCCTCATTTCTGAAACCCTCTGCATATTAGACTAAAGACCTACTCAATTACTGACTGAGTTGGACAACCATGTTGAAGCCAGGAGCGCTACAGATCAGGTTGTAGTATGCACCGATACGAATTTCTAATGCATCGGCGTTACCAACACGTAGACCTTCCAAACCTTCCATACCGTATGTGAGGATATGGGGAACTTTACCCAAAGAGCGAAGTTTCCATGTATCCATTTTCAACAGGTAAGCGGTTTGAGGAGGACAGTTACGATCAGCAATAACAGTGATACGGCCATAGGCTGTAGCGAAAGTCACGCCATCGAAGCTAATGTCGACTTCGTCATGTTTGATTTGAACGTTCTGAACTTTTGCACCAGCGCTGTTTAGCAAGGATGCATAGCTCACGAAGTCCATAATGCAATAATCAGGACGAGCACCTTCACGGTTTGCTTGTGCAAGTGCGTTCACGATACCTTCTTCAATGGTGTATCCGAGTGCGTTGAATCTTTGACCAGCCAAACGTGTGGGGTCAGAAGATCTGTTCACGCCCCAGAAGTTATCAACATTGGATGGGCTTGTTAAAGGAATCCATGCAGCCAATCCAGAGCAAGCCAAGAAAGAACCGATTTGGGTTGCACCAGCAGCAGGCAAGTCACCTTGAACAGTCAAATATGCGCCAGCAGCCCAGTTACCAGACAAAGCACCACCGGTAGAAGCAGTTCCACCAACAACGCCAGTTGAACGGTTAACAGAGGTCACAGTCACATAGTCAGTTGAAGGAGCGCCACCATCAGTTGCAGAAGCAACGAGGGTTTGACCAACTTCAAACTGAACAACTTGCTGAGCATTGGACAATGTGATTGTCACGGCACCAGCAATGTTTGAGTAACCGGCAGCAGCAATAATACCTCTGGTTGCAGTGCCAGATCCGAACAATTCAAACGCAATGTTGTTTGAAATGTTTTGGAAACCGTTGTCCATTTGCAATTTAGCAGCTTCTACGAAAGCGCCTGCATTGGATTTGGTTTGTTCCATCAACAAGTTGGTGATGGTCACTAATTGATAATCTTCAATGATGTACACAAAGAACGAAGCAAGGCTAGAAGCAGTTTGATTGCCTTGAGCATTACTGAACGTGTGTGAACGTCCTTGAGGATTGCCATATGAGAGAGGAACTGGAATGTATTTACCAGCGAATCCATCTGGGCTTTCATCTTTGGGGACGAGAGCAAAGAAAGGATTCTCGATGTACACGAGATTTTTCATGTACTCTTTTTCGTCTTTATAAAGCTCTTTTAAAGACGCAATCTGATTACTACTAGACGCGTATGCTACAGCAGCTGAGTTTGCCATTTTACTATCCTTTTAATTTTATGGTTTAAGTTGGCCATTGAAGGCGAGAATCGCACGTTCTTTGGCGGAAAGTTGTCTCGTTGAGGCCATTGAACCTGTCAGAGTGGTGGCCTGTGGCTTCTGAGTTTGGGCACTAGCTGGGGCCTCTTGGGATGTTGGAGCTAGTTTATTTTTCAGTTTATTCAACTGAGAGAGAAGTTTGTACTCCTCTTCGGCTTCTTCTAGCAAAGCGTCTTCTACGGCTTGTGCTGCGTCTTCAATAGTGATTGTCTCACCATTTTGATAGGTACGAGTTATCAGTTCAACGACGTCTTGTGTTCGACCTGCTTTTTTTATTGTCTCGTAGGTATCACCTTCTGAGACAAGTTCGGTCACGTCTGCCGTTATGGCACGAACTGCATCATTCCACCTTTGATCGCCAGCATCTTTTGTTTGTTTAGAGGTTTTTGCAAGTTCCTCTTTTACTGCTGCAAGTTCATCTCTAAGAGCCTTGAGTTCCGGATTAGGCTGATTGATTTGACTTTCAACTAGCTTATCGTAGCTGATGCCTTTTTTGGCCAAAGCCGTCCAAGGATCAGTTTCTAATAGCTGTAAAAGTTCTCTATCCGCCTTAAAGGCTTCAAGTTCCTTTTGATGCGCTAGCTTTTGTTCTTCTAATTGTCTGACTTGGCTTCTTACAGCACGCTCTTTCCTAGCTAAAGCAGCATACTGGGGTGACATGGGTTCGCCTGTCCCCTCTTTAATGTCCTCTGTTCCTAATTTTTGATCTGTAGTGACTGTGCCTTCAGCTACTGGTGGCTGGACTAAGGCTTGGACTGACTCGCTGGTGAGCGGCGTTTTGTTGACCGTTGGTGTGATTTGATTTGTAGCTTGTTGTCCTGTTGGAAGTCCTGTGAAAGCGTTGACTGGTGTAACTGTAGGCATGGATGCTCCTTTGTTTGAATTGGTCTTCTTATTATTGTCTTAACTGGCTTGCTGTACCTTGGGCACTAGTGGCGATTGAGGCATAGGCATTGGTGCTGCCTGTGGTTGATTAGGTGCAGGTGCTCCCGCCATTGGTTGCGGGGGATTAGCTGCGTTTAAAAGCTCTAGTGTTTGAATGTAGAAGGTTCTAAGCATTTGAGCTTTTTCTGGCTCTAGCTTCTTAGCTACATAGAGATTGTAGTACTGAACCACAATTTCTTTTGCGAGCATCAAATCCATCAAAGGATCTGGACCCGTGTATTTACCATTCTCTACAATTTCATCTAGGTATTGATAAATTCTTTCCTCTGAAGCATTGGCAAGAATCTCAACTTGTCCAAGATCTTGGAAGTCAAAGAGTCTGCGTCCTTCACGGATTGAAATCATTCCTGATTGAACACGCTCAGTAATCCACTGTGCACGTCCTGCAGGGTCACGAGGGATTGAAGACATATTAAAGCACTGAATAACAAATGGGTTTTTAAGCAGATCCATCTTAGGAAGATCTATTTCCTTAGTTCCATTCTTATCAGGGAAGATGGTTTGGTATTTGCCATCACGTTTAGCAATATCCATTGCCTGATCTGTCATTAAATAAGCAAGGTCTTTAAACATGTTGTCATACCGACGGCTAAGAGCAGCATATCTGTCTGTAGCGATATTGTCGTATGTACGTTGAGCTTCACCGGATTCAAGTCCTTGTGGGATTTGTCCGGCTGATTGTTGCTGACTAACTCCGCATTGCTCATATGCGTATTTAATCAGTTTGTCTCTCTCTGCATAAAGCTCAGGCGCGTTGCATGGGGCTACTTCATAACTCGGTTTAATTCCTGTGTACTTAACGACCACGCCAACATTATTTTCATGATGTGAGCTTACAACCTTAGATGAATTTTCTTGGAACACACGAGGCACACCAACAAGTCTAATAGCTTGGCTAATAGTCCATATGATTTCGTTAAGCCCAAGCTGAGTTCCCATGATCTGTTCAGCTAAACCTTGAGACCAGAATCCTAAGAAGTTTTTGCTATAGTGCATAAACACAAAAGGGAATCGGTCTTTATCCCATTCTTTGTCGTCATAAATAAGTCCAGCAGAACAAGCGATTGTATGACGTCCATCTCCAGCATCTTTACCGGAAGGCAAATGCCATCCTTCAACAACAATGACAAGATCTGCTACAGACTTTGAACTTTCAGCACTATTGTCTGGGAATCCCTTCTCAGCTTTTTCAATTGTCTTTTTAAACTTAGGGAAATTCTCAATAAGAACATCTCTGTCCACTAGCGAGACTTGGTAGAGCTGCCTGGGATCTGACTTGATGGCCTCATTCATATCCACAAGCAACTCGGTGTTAAGTACTCGCTCAATCCCCACCTTTTTATCCTGGGTCTCAAATACTTTAAGACACCCAGTACCAAGAACTATGGCATCTTTTAAGATATATTCGGCCATCTCATAGGTCTTGGTTTGATAAAATTCCCCTAGGATAAAGTTGTTGAGCTGTTTAGCTAGATTTCTCTCTTTATAATCTGAATTGTCGGTCAAAAACGTAGGAGCAGGCCTGTTTTGAGTAATGCGGCTGATCAATGTGTCAGTAGCACTCTGAACTAAGTTGTATGTTGGTTTGTCGGTCGGGAGACCTGAGTTCATATCAATCTTGGTTATGTTTGCACCAACAAAACTAAACAAAGATCTGTTGCCATAGAGTCTTGTGTAAACAGCAGCTTGTCTTTGTCTGTAAGCTTGGGCGTCTTTTAAATAAGCAGCGGTGGATATTAGGGCTTGGGCAGTTTTGTCCTCATCCTTTTCCTTCCACCAGCTCATCATTCTGTTTGATTTCTTAGCAGTGGTCTTTGCTGTTATGACACTAGGTGCATCTTCTTTGGGAGTAATCTTAGCCATTACATAGCCTCATCAATTTTAGGTAAGCTGCCGTCTGAAGCCATAAATAAGAATTGCTCTGGAGTGGGGTAATCATTCTTTAAAGGCTCATTGATATAGTTATCAACAGCCCTTATTGCTTGTTCTGCAGTCAACTTAGATTTAGCGACTTCTTCAACAGGCTTGTCTGTTAAGCTAAGCTCAACGCCTGCAGTCTTAAACTGAGTAACCCCACCAGAACGCAAGACTTTAATAAGCTGCTTTAACTCTTTTAATTCTTTTTTAGTCATTACTTACTCGGGAATGTAGGTTTCTTTTGTTTGTTCTTCTTCATGATCTTGGCAACAAAGTCATCATCGCCATCTTCATCACCATAATCTTTGCCATCTTTACCGTTCTGGTGAAGACCTTTGTGCTCAGCGGCTACATTTTCTTCGTCCATATCAGCAGTGTTCATAATGTCATCGGTAAGACTCATTGGCTTTTCGCTACCTGCTTTACGTTTAGCCATGATTTTGGACACAACATCTTCTTTGTTGTCATGACCACATGTGGGGCAAGAAGCCATTCCACCTTCAGCGAAACCAGAGCCTTTTTTGAACTTCTCTGCGAAATCTGCGTCCATTGACATTCCCCCTTGAGCAAGACCCTTGAGTTTAGGATTAGGCATAGATCGAATCTCGTGAAGCACCCTCTCATGTTCGTCTTGTGATCTGCCCTTCAAAGATTCAGCAAGTAATTTTTTACTGCTGTTTTTTGCTTCATTGTTTGATCTTTTCAGTAAATTCCCTGCGTGGGATTGACCTTGTTTTTCTGTAAATCCTGTGTGCACTCCCTTTACTTCCCCACCCTTAGCAAAACCAGAACCTTTTTTGAATTGATCAGCCCAGCTTTGATCCATGCTTACTTTTCCACCTTCAGCTAAACCTTTGAGTTTGGGATTAGGCATAGATTTCATCTCTTCTAATACTTCTTTATGTTTTTTTATTCTGGTTTCATTTTTTAATTTTCCACCCCAATTAGATTCTGATTCACCATGATGTAATTTGCCAGTTGATCTGTCGTATCTCGGTAAAACTTTGTTAACGCCCTTCATTGCTTGTTCATCATCAAAGTTATATCTATGATTGTGGGAGTGAGTTTCTCCGCCCTTGTCCATTTTTTTCTTTTTCATCATGAACATTATTCCATCTCCTCTTCGTGTGGACCTTCTTCATGAGGCATACCATCAGCTACTTCAAAGAATGCATGTAAAGCTTGTGCAACGCCTTTGTGATCTTTAGCGTGGATGCAATCGATTAGCTCTTTAGCCATGTGCTCGAGCATCTCCATATCTTCACTTTGTTCTGGTTGGTCCATCATGTCTGGGTTCCTTTTTTTGATTTCATCAACCATGACTGGTTGAGTTCTTTTAGATTTTAGCCATGGAAGCATAGGTTTCCTTTGTTAAAGCGTTCAAATGTGTCCAAAATTCCTAAAAAATGCATTATTCCCCACCATAAAGACGCTTATTATATTCTTGAAGCTTCTTGTGTTCTTCCAAAGCTGACTCAAACATCTTGTCACGCTCAGCTTGAACCCACTCGGGACTACCAAACTTAGGCTTAGGTTTAGGTTCTTCATAGTTGTAGGCAGGGCTTAGCTTAAAGGCATAGATGACGGCGTCTATAATATCTGAGTGTGGGGTCTTTTTAATCTCGATACGGTTAGGCGTGGACTTATCCCAGTCTATTTGAATGAGGTATGAGTCTTTAACAAAGCGTGTGTCTTTGTGAGCTTTGAAGTTACCCATACGCATGGCATCGTTTAGAAACTCGACCGTTGCTTGTTTCTGAGATTTGTCTGCAGCTTCGGCATTGATGTGGTGGATGGTCCGCATATCTTCGGCAATCTTAAGACCTAGGCCACCAGTATCCATTGCTATGCGAGAAATATCATATTTAGCCTGAAGGCGTTTGATCTGATTGGTCAGTGCTGTAGGCCCCTGCTTAGGCGTTATGACTTCTTCTACTAGATAGGTAATAGGGCTAACATCTGAGTTATAGGCAAGGATGGCGATAGCGTCTGCGTCCTTGTATCCTAAGTCAACGCCCATAAGGTAAGTCCACTTCTGTGGGGTAGGTAAAGCAGGCAAGGTGTCATAATGCGCCTGGGTCTCTTTATAGCGAATCCATAATGACTCCACGTCCAGAACCCATTTGTTCTTCCACTCACGAAGATAGGTTGGATGGTTGTCATCCCATTTCCTGCGCTTTTTAA